GTAACTTCGCAACAAACATCTGACAGTTTTTTTGTCCGATAGTAAAACAAATGTCAGAACAAGTCTTGACTATTACAGATAAAGCTATTGCACCCATTAAAAGCTCTTGCAATTTCTTTTGAACCATGCCATTCTTTAATAAATTTACCATCAAGGGTATATTGTAATATTGTTCTTGATCGTTTATTATCTATACCTTTGGGCTGTGGCGTACCTTTTTTACTTTCACTAATTTTCTTTCGTGTTAAAGGATTATTCATATTGCCTGTTTTGGTAACCCAATGCAAATTTACAGCTCTATTATCGTCTTTAATAGCGTTTATGTGGTCAATGTCCGGCTTATTACTTGGGTTGGGAATAAAAGCTAATGCTACTAATCGATGAATGGCTTTTCGCTTATATTTTTTGTTCTTATATAAACAAACGTATGTATAACTATGTATTTTTAATGGTTTTAAGATATGTTCTTTCATCAACCAATCTACCGAACCGTTAAAGCAATATTTAGGTAATGCCTTTACTCTACCTAAATTTGATACTTGGTATAATCCTTCGTACCCTTCAATGTCTTTCCAAATTTCGTCCATATTCTTTTTTGCTTTAAAGTTAATAAATAAAAGGCAGTCTTTATGTCGTGCGAAGACTGCCTTTGAGTAATCGTGTATGGTTAGTTTTTAAATATCAGCTTATACAAACCCGAAGTCGGTGACGAGAACATTGGTGCACGTCCGGCTATTACCATCCGTTTGCGTTCTTCTGGAAATACGTCTTTCAGCTTCTCAATATTGCTTTTCAAACGGTCTTCTGTAAAAATACAACCGCTTGCCTCTTCAAGCATGAAGTCGTTAATCACTTTTATTAATCCCTGTACATAAAGGTTATTCATGTCAATTACTAATTCTTCTGTTTTCATATTCGTTATATTTATGTGTTTATACTTAATTTCGTTTACCACTGTTATTATGAGATTTTAACAAGGTTGCATTTCTTGAAACAACGCCATTCTTCTTTTTCAGTGTCAAAGTACACCTGGCAATTATCAGCCGTTTTCTTTGTACCTTTTGTTTCGGGTACTCTGTTTTCCAAGAGAGTGCCAAAGGCTTGACGTAGCGTACCGTCTGTCTTTTTGAAGTAAAACTCTACTATCTTCACTTTCAAAGCCGCTTTCAGTTTTAAATTAGCCCATGCGCATTTCAATGCCTCACTCATTGAATAACCGTTCTTGCGAACGAACGACCATGCCATTTGCATAACCTCTTTCATCTGACTTCTAAATTTTGTGCTCATACTCTTATATAATATATTCTATTTTTATATGCGCAAATATAGATTATATTATATAATTAGCAATAATATCACTGTTAATAAAATGTAATATGATATATTTTTATAGATTGAAATTAGATTATAATATATAATGTGTATATTTGTATCTGAAATCAAACTTATAATATATTATATATGGATTTACGAGTGAAGGAAGTATGTAAAGAGAAAGGAGTAACTCTTGCAGAAGTAGCATCTAAAATAGGTGTGGCTCAAGCAAGCCTTTCTAAAATGTTGGGAGGTAACCCTACTATTGGTACATTGGAAAAGATTGCCGATGCTTTGGGTGTTCCGGTAACTGAACTATTTGAGAAGTCAAACACCGGAGATATAGTAGGCTTCGTGAAGATAGGAGATACCGTGCATGAGGTAAAGTCTGCGGAAGATGTTAAGGATTTAGCTGAAAGGTTATGATTATGGAGACAACTACAAAATACGACACTATTATCAATTTCTTTTTAGATAATTGGATTATAGCTACCATTGTTGTAGCAGCTGTAGTAATAGGGTTTATTCCTTCATTAAGAGATGGAATAAAACAGATTTATGACTTAATAAAGGAAGCCTTCAAAAAAGAAGAATTTGTAATTAAATATAAAGATGAGACAATAACTTTTGAAATAATGCTTCGAAGCCAACATTTTGATATTGTTAAAATCCATGCAATAACACATGTTTTGGGAGTACATTCTGAAAGAGAATGGATAAATAAATACTATCCTGATTATAGTTGGGGCATGCAAAAGCTGAGAAATATAACATTGGACGGGAATAAATCAATACCTTTTGATATAATATGTATATCGAAAGGGAATAACCATAAGGAGATTTATTTTGACCTAAGTGATTTTTTTAACGAATCAGGATGTACTTCTTCTGATATAAATAAGTTTGCAGAGGGGAAAATTAAAGAGATATATAATAGGAAAAATTAATACATGTAGAAGAGGAGCTTGTAGAAATCAAGGAGGAGCAAACGGCAAAGAATGAGCAAATCGGAAATAAGGGACAGAAAAATGCCTCTTAGTCAGAAAAATTATGGGGATTATAATTTTAGTACAAGAAAAATAGAATATTTTGCGGCAACATCAAAGAATTGCCGCTAATTTTTTGCTTGAATAGTTGTGGGTAATTAAATAATTACCTATATTTGTAGGGTAATCAATAGAGAAAGGTATGCCAACGATATTTATTTTATTTGGTTTTCGTTTTATGTTTTACGCTAATGACCATGAGCCTATACATGTTCATGTAATCAAAGGGGATGTAAGTGCTAAATTCACTTTATTTCCAGTTACATTAATCAAAAATAATGGCTTGAAGTCATCTGAACTGAAACTTGTAGAATCAGTTATAGAAGAAAATCAAGAAGTAATAGCAGAGCATTGGAATAAATTTTTTAATAAATCAAAATAAGTGGTTATGGAAAATATCATAGTTGAAAAGGTATGGTTGACTGATACGGAGGTATGGATACGTACCACTGACGGGAAGGAGGCATGTGAGAAGTTTTCAGATTTCCAAAGGCTGAAATGGGCTACTCCTGCGCAGCGCGCAAATTTCACAACGAGCCATGACGGAATACATTGGAGAGAGCTTGATGAAGATTTGAGTTTTGAGGGATTCTTTCGGGAAAGGAAATCTAATCCTCTTTATGATTTATTTATAGCTCATCCTGAATTGAATGCTGCTGCCATAGCACGACGTTTAGGTATTTCTCAGAGTTTGTTTGCTCAATATGTAAGTGGAACAAAGAAGCCGTCTAAGAAACGTTTTGAAGATATTATAGAAACAATACGTTCAGTAGGGCGTGAATTAATGGCTGTACCGGCATAAGTTACAATACTTTATTTAGGCGTGATTCCATTCGGTTTCACGCCTTTTTTATACCATTTTACAACAACCGCTTCATTGTTGTGTATCACCTATCTGATAATTTTTCACCTTCTTTATAAATAACGAAATTTACCGTAGAAATTTATAAATCAAATTCATACGGTATGACAATCTTAGAACAAATCTTGGCAGGGCTGCAACAGAAATTCGCTGGGGTGGACACTGCTATCTTAACCCGAATTGCCACTAAGAAGGCAGAGGGTGTAACGGACGAGACAAAGGTAAACTCCATTATTGAGGGTATCAGCTTTTCGGACGTGCTTAATTCCTATGGTGATTTCCGTGCCGGGGATGCTTCCAAGACCGCAGTTTCCAACTACGAGAAGAAACATAACCTTAAAGACGGTAAGCCAATCGAGACTACCACAACCACCAAAACGGAAGAGAATAAAGACGATGTGCCTGCATGGGCGCAAGCTTTAATTGATTCCAACAAGAGCCTTTCTGACAAGCTAACACAGTTTGAAGCGGAAAAGGCTCAAGCAACACGTAGCCAGCAGATTTTGGCAAAAGCAAAGGAGTATGGTATTCCCGAAAACTACGCCAAACGATGCGCCATCAAGGACGATGAGGACTTGGACGCATACTTCAAGGACTTGAAGCAGGAGTTCGCAAATGACGGCTTCAAAGGCGTAACCCCTCCCGAATCAGCGGAAGAGAAGATTGAGAAAGAATCTGAATCTATCGCTAAAATGATTGATGAGGGTACGAAAACTATTGTTGAACAAAACAAGAATTAATTATGTCAGCAGGATTTAAGTATGACTTGGTTCCGCCCGTTGAGCAAGAGGAACGCTACGATGTCCAGACCGGCATTCGTAGACGTGGTCCGTTCAAACTTGATACGCAGAACCTGGTAGTGGGAAGTTTTCTTCCCGGATTTACACCGATTTGTGCGGACTTGAAAAACAAGTTCGCTTATGCGGTAATCAATGTGAGAGTTGCGGAAGCCTATACCACTGGTGGAGAGGCTTTGTCTATCAAAGTAGCTAAGAACTCTTTGGCTTATGTGGGTATGTTTGTCGGAAACGGCAAGAAAGGTGCAGAAGTAACGGCAATTGATAAGTCTAATGCCAACTACGATGTATTGACTATCAAGGCTGCTTTTGGTGAGAATATCGCCAAAGATGCCGTATTATTCAATGCGGTTGCAGTTGATGGTTTAAAGCAAAAGCATGTGGCTAATTCGGCTCTGTTTAACCGTACAAAGGTTGAGGACGGAATCACATTGGTTTCATTGCTTCGTACAGCCGCAGAAATTGAACCCTCAAAATTGGTTATGCCGTTCTCCGAGAACGATAAAGCCAACATGAAGGGATGGTTTGAATTTAACGAGTAAGGAGGTAGGATATGTTTTTAACGATTCAAACATTATTCGATGATGCGAACATTATTTCCGCTATCATCAGACGTGTGAACCAGACACGCAAGGACACAATCTATTGGCAGCAGTATCTTACTTTCCGCAGAGTGACTACTCGTGTGTTCAAAGACTATATCGGTTCTGTAACTGGAGTTATGGCCGGCTCCATCAATTCGCGTTTTGGAGAGAAACCCATCCGTGAACGTCGGAACATCGGTTCCGGATATGGTGAGATTGCCTATTTGGGTGATGCTTATCAGATGTCTATTGACCGTCTTTCCGAATTGCAGGATTTGATTGACAAGTTCAATGCAGCTAAGCCAGCCGACAAAAAGGCTGCAATGGAAGAGATTGTAAACTTCCTGGCAGACGACTACCGTCAGATTACCCTTGCCGCCCACAAGCGTATGGATATTATTGTCGGTGCGCTGTTGATGCTTGGTGAAGCCACCGTTTACAACAAAGACGCTGCAATCACTTCCGGTCAGACCAATAATAAACTGCTGGAGATTGCCCTTCCGTTCAATTTTATCAAGCCGAAAAGTGGAGATGTGGTTGTGGACGGAAAGAATATGTTTATCTCTTATTTGAGAGAGAAACTTCATTCCTTGGCACCGGACTATGGCATTTATGCCAAGATGGTTATGACTCGTGCATCTTTCAACAAGCTTATTCTTGGTTCATCTGAATTTGGTGAGCAGTACAAGATGATTCTCGGCAGCAACGAAATGAAGTTGAGTACGGGATTGGTTTCCTCTTCTTTGGCTTCCGAAGTGTTCACCGGCATCGGTCTGCCTCGCATCGAAATCAAGGAGGACTACGTGAAAGACCAGACGGGAAAGAATGTACAGATTTACGCGGATAACCGTATTACTCTGTTACCTTCTGACAACATTGGTTATATGCGCCATCATACCCCGTATGAAGCGACAGACCCGGTACAGGGACGTACTTATATCCCGTCAGAGGGGCAGATGCTTATCTCTAACTACCGTGACAAAAACGGTCGCTACATGGAATATACGGCAGAGTGGATTCCGCAGATTTCCAATCCAGATTTGATAACCAATTTCGATTTGAGCGAAATTGCATCCATCCAATCAGCATAAGGGGGTAGGATATGAAAGTAAAGGTTATATCAGTTTTCCGCGACAAGTTCACCGGAAAGTATTATACTCCCGGTGAAGTGATTGAAGTCGGTGAGGAAGCCCGTGTGCTGGATATGGAAAGCCGCAGACTTGCTGAACGGATTGAGGCAAAAAATACCGAAGTGAAAGCCCCTGAAGAAAAGAAGGAGGTGAAAATCTCCCTCTTTGAAAAGGAGTTTGAGAAGAAGGCTTTGGTTGACGCTTTGAAGTCTATCGGTGCGCAGGCTTCCGGCAACATGAAAGAGGAAACTCTTTTGGCTAAGGTTGCAGAACTGGATGAAGAATCAACAGCCAAACTGAAAGAAGCATTAGGGATTGAGGCATGACAGTAAATGACTACATACAGCAAAGGTTTCAGACCTTCGACATCCAGTTGTCAGAGGCTGACTTTTTCGATATGTGTCTGAACGCGAATATAAGCGGAGAGGATGAGATGAACGAGGATTGCCACGGTCGTGTCTCTGTGGCGATTGCGAAGTTCATCCCCTCTCTATTACTCCGTGCCACTTCAATCAGTGAAGGCGGTTTTTCTATGTCTTGGAACATTCAAGGCATTAAGGATTACTATTCATTTCTGTGTAAGCAGTACGGCTTGAAAGACGAACTGAGCAACAAACCTAAAGTGACTTTTTTATGATATTCGCTCCACACATATTGCAGGTAAAAGTTATCACCCCGATGGATAAGGATGAGTTTGGCAGACCCATTCCTGGTACCGGTGGTGAATACTGGCAGGAAGTATGCAAGTGCCGTTGTGATGATAACACTACCAAAGAGTTTTCATCTGATAACGGCTCTGTGTATCGTCCGAATTATCATGTAGTATGTGAGAAAAGAATTACTGTCAAGGCTGGCGATGAAGTACGTTGCATGGATGGTGATGGCGTAAGAGGTCAAGGCGAAGTCTACACGGTAAAGAGTACAAACTACTTTAACTACTCGGAATTATGGATGTAGATTTCGATTTCTCAGATGTTGACTCCTTTTTCGATGAAGGAGAATGGGAGGTCGAAAAGAAGATGATTGATGTAGGTGATGAAGCTGTGAAGTACGCAGAGGAACATGGGGATTATCAAGACCATACACTCACTTTGAGAACGTCCAATGATTACGATGTCGATAAAGACGGTTTGACATTGAAAAACGAAGCGGAATACGCATCATTCGTAGAATCTAAAGGGTATGATGTTTTGAGTAGTGCTGCTTTATTTGCGGAGAAACGATTAAAAGAAGAATTTGAAAAATGAAAAAGTATATTGGTACAAAGTTAGTTCAGGCTACACCTGCAATTCGCAAGGGTGGTAAGGTATATCTGCCCACTGATGCTATTCCAAGAACTATGGAACAAGTGGAAGAAGGATACAAGGTGGTATACGAAGACGGCTACGAGAGTTGGTCGCCTAAAGATGTGTTTGAAAAGGCATACAAGGTGGCTGAAACATTCAAAGACCGCTTACTTATCGAACGGCAGGATTTGGCTGAAAGATTTAGTAAACTGTGTGCTTTTGTAGACACTCCCAAGTTTAAAGAAGTTGTAAAAGACGAACACCAACGTGATTTGCTTCTGCAACAGCGCGATTATATGGGTGAGTATCTGAACATTCTCAACCAACGTATCGAAGCATTAGTATGATAGTAACTACCGACATAGGAAACATTCTCTACCGGGACTGCAAGGCTTTCGGGATAGGCATAGTGCCAGCAGGAGAAACGCTGACGGGTGAATTGACCTCTGAAAGAATCGTTATCCACACAAAGAAACAACAGCCGGGAAAGTATTGGAAGAAATCTTTCGCAGAAGTGAATCTATGTGTACCCAATTTAAGCGAGAATGAAGCGAACACAATCCGGCTTAACGAACTTGAAAGAAAGGCTGGCAAGCTGCTTGATGATGTAGTAAGCACCTATGACGGTACAACCTATCGTTACTCTATCGAATCAATTGGCACGGAAGCGGATACAGCTTTGAAATGCCATTACGTGAATGTGAGAATTTTATTTGAAGTAATAAATGTAAAACTATAAGATTATGATTTCAGCAGTAGGAATAAAAAGAATCTTGTTTGCCGATATTGATAAGGTAACGGCAGACATTACCCCCGAAATCGCAAAGACTTTGATTCAAGCCGCTATCAAAGCGAAAGATGAGGTTTTGAATGTACACGGGGAAACGTGGCAGATTGAGGAAACGGAAGCCTCTGTCACTGGGTACAAGAACCAATTAACGGGAAAGAATTACCGTTACGATGATGTGCCGGGAGAAGTATCGCCCGCTTTCTCTATCGGACAATATGACTGGAAGACCAAGAAAGCGTTCATGGGTGGTGATGTTATTCAGGCCACATCTAAAGATGTGGGTTGGAAGCGTGCTTTGGATAAAGTTATTGTCAACAAAGCATTATTCTGTCTGACCGATGATGATGTCTGGTTCATCTTCCCAAAATGCCGTATTGTTTCCCGTGAAGCCAATACGGATAAGGCAATTGCAATCGCTGTAAAAGGCTTGGTGCAGGAACCGGGAATTGAAGGCGTTTCTTCTGAGTATAACTACGAAGAGGGGCAGATTAAAGCTTTGCAGGCATGAACTACAGTAACCATTGTACCTACTCCTTCCGATGCGACCGTAAAGCTGGACGGTGCAACGGTCAAGTCAAAGCAGGTGAATGCTGGGGCTACCGTTCACTATGAAGTGTCGAAAGTGGGGTACGTCACTCAGTCAGGAGATATTAAAACCACTCCTTCTGAAGTTGATACCACTCTTAAAAAAGAGATAACATTGGTAAAAGCACAAGAGTGATAACCGGGGGATGGATATATACCATTCCCCCTTTTAGTTTAAGAATATGAATCAAGCAGCAAAAACGGTTTCTGATGCTTTGTTAGGGCTGGATTTCAAGAATGTGGAGATAGGAGGGATGGTTTATACCATTAAACCTCCTACAATTAAAATTATCTGTCGTGCCATTCATCATTTTTCCGATATCGCCCTGAGAGGAGATAATATCATGGAGGCTATTAAAGAGCTTCCTGAAGCTACTGAAGATATGCTGAAAGGTATTTCATGCTTCATCTGCGGGAATGATAGTTTGGTCAAAGAATTGGAGAACGGCACTTTTGAAGAAGTCAAAGATGCCTTGGAAGTCTGTTTCTCTATGATGGATATATCGGCTTTTCAGTGTGTCAGCTCGATGAGGAACGTGTCGATGCTGGCAGCAAGACTGAAACAGTAGGAAACACAACGTTCTTCGGGCAGATAGCCCATTTGATTGACACGCTGCATCTGAGTTATACAGAAGTGTTTGAGATTATCCCTTATCGGAATCTGCTGATGATGCAACGGGATAAATTACGCGCAGTATATGGTGGTCAGAAGGTGAATAGAATCAGTGGTAAGGAATTGGCTAATCGTAGGAAAAAGAAATAGATATGTCAAAATTATATTGTTTAACTTTTTAAAATTTGAAGTTGAGTCAGAAAAAGAACTAAATCAGGTTGGGATATTGCCCGACAAGCTGCAAGAATTGCAGAGAGGCGTTACGGAAGTCATGCAAGTAATCCTAATAATCTTGTGAATCGGATTACAGGGCGGTACTTGGGAAATTTCAACAAGAATGGAACGAGTTGGAATAAGCAGGTTTCTCGTAGAACTTATATGGGAAATGCTAATGGGTAAAGTTAAAGCCGGAGAAATCCGGCTTATCTTTTTGATAATTTTCGGTTCTTTTTTTTAGAAATAGGTTTTGGTAGCAATATCCTATGAGAAAGAATATACTTCATCGCAATCGGCTTAAACTTTATTATTTTAACTTTAATTTTATCACCAACTTGTAAATTTGTTTTTGTGAGTATTTTAGTTCGCTCCCAATTTAGATGATGTTTATTCAAATAACCAACAAAACCAGATTTAAATTCCACAATTGCTCCATGAGGTTTTATAGAAATAATTTTCCCATCGTATTTTTGGTCAATGACAGGCTCATCTAGTTGATCACCTTGTTCTTTTACTTTTTTTTTATAACATCTAATTGCTCTATGAATTTTTTAAATCCATAGTTATATTGAGAATGTTCTTTTATTACCTCAGCCTTTTTGATGTTTTTTAAAATTTTGTCATAAACTTTTTGAGCATTAGGTGAGTTTTTGTCTTTTTCAGGAATGCCTAATTTGTCTTTAGCTAATTGTTGATTAAGCTTATTAATACATCCGGTTGTACTACACTTTCTTTTATCTGTATAATATATTGGCAATAACCAACACTCCGTTTCATTAAAACAAATTGCAAATATAATTTTCTCTTTGTATTGGATAAACTTTTCTGCAGGAATATTCTTTAGTATACGAGATATGATTTCTTCATATAATTCAGTATCAGATTTGGTGGAACCATCTTCTTTTCTAATTTTTATATCATATCCAACTTCTGCACAAGTGTCTGTGTCTATTTGAATCATAATATAGTCATTAGTAGATAGAATGTCATCAAAATTTGCTTCTGTACAATAATTGAGAACGTTGAGCCAACCACCAAATCCAATCTGTTTTCCTCCCTTAATTTCAGGTTGTTTAGGGTTTATAGCGATTTCATCTCCTAGATATCTTTCTGTCAAATATCTGATAATACGATATTCGGAAGGACCTTCACATATTAATCCAAAAGTTATCATATTCTTCTTTATTTAGAAATTCTCAGGTAATCCACCTATGTATCCTTTTAACCATGCTTCTGATAAAGCTAAGTTAGTATCTGTTTTATATTCAATTCTATTAGCTTTAGTATAGCCATCAATATTTCTTCGTATGACAAATAATCTTTCATTATCATTTGTGATATCTAGTCCATCAAGAATAGCAGGACTATGTGTTGTTACAATAACTTGTTTATTATGTTGCTTTGCTAATAGTATTAAGCGTTTAGTTATTTCTCGACACAATTTTGGATTAAATGATGCTTCTAAATTATCAATTGCGAAAAAAGATGGTGTGTCATCTGAAATAAATAATGTCAGATAAAACAGTAGATACAAGAACCCTTCATTTGTACTACGTTGATCAAAGAAATGGAGAGTATCATTTATATATTTGTCTTTTACTCTTAATGAAAACTCATTTGATAATTGATCTTTCGGGATTTCTAAGTCATCAAACCAGTCTAATATACACAAGTTCTCTTTTATTTCTTTTAATATTTCAATGCCATTTTCTTTTTGAGAAATCTCTTTTAAATACGCAAAAAGACCTTCTCCATTTCTTCCCAATGGGTGAATAGCATTATCTGCATCAAATTTACGCAAAATAGATTCTTCAAGAGAAAATATATTATAGTTTTGGAGACTATTGTTGAATGAAGGTACTGTAAACTCAAGCTTATTTGTGTTAAGATTTATTTTTTTTAAATTCTCATTAAACTGACTCATTAGTTTTTGTATGTCAGATTTTTCAATTTTTAAAGATGGTAATTTGTCTTTGATGGTTGTTAACTCAATCTTAGATATAGTTTCATGTAATTTCTCAATCATTTCATTGAAAGAAAGATCTTCCCATTGTGCAGGTTTTAAATTAGTATTATACCTTAATTTGAAGTTTTTGTTGAAAATACTTGATTCTGAGAATGAAATATCAATATATATATAGCGATTATCATTATTATCGAAGGCAGAATACATAAAAAATGGCTCTGTATATCTTATGCCCCTATTGGCAAAAAATTCCCTATCTAATTTATGTACACTTGCTGCTGCTCCTAAAGAAATGCCTTCAAGTATATTAGATTTTCCACATCCATTTTCACCAATGAAAACATTGAATTGCCCTAAATCGACTGTTAGGTCAACAATGGATTTGAAGTTTTTTATTGAAATTGATTTTATCATAATTATCTTGATTATTGCACAAATATAGTGTTATTAAAATAATGTTATAACAATATATGGGTTTAATTATTAGTCCACATAGGCATTTATAAATTTTCCGCCAACTTCTTAATATCATCCTTGCTATTCACGACATGGGTATTGCTCCCAATCCGGATGGCTCCTATAACTTCATCGGAAGATTTTTCAAATAGGTCTGTTACTTCAACTCCGAGAGCGTCCGCTATTTTGGATAGGGTTTCAATGGTAGGATTGCCTTTTGATAATGTATTAGCTAATGTCGAACGGGCTACCCCCATTTTATCAGCTAATTCCTGTAAGGTGATGCCTTGCATTTTGCAGTGTTCGGTAATTCTTAGATTCATAATCGTGTACTTTAATTTTATACAAAGGTACGTCTCTTTGTGTATTGTACTATTATAATAGTATTAAATAAGGTTAATATACTAATTGAATAGTTCTTTTCTTTTTGAATTATACTATTAAAGTAGTATGTTTGCATCATGAAAGTACAACAAAATAGTATTAACACATAAAACATAAGTAGTATGAGCACAAAATTTAGAAGTCGGATGAAAGTGGTCATGAGTTTAGCATGGCAGTTTGTTCGCAAGAACGGTTATTCAATGAGTGAAGCGTTAAAATGCGCATGGGCTAATTTGAAGCTGAAAGCGGCTTTGAAAGTAAAGATAGTAGAGTTCTACTTCAAAAAGACAGACGGCACGTTACGTCAAGCCTTTGGCACTCTCAAAGAGAATCTTATCGGTGAGGTGAAAGGTACAGGTAGAAAGCCGAATGACAATCTGCAAGTGTACTGGGACACAGAGAAAGAAGAATACAGATGTTTCAAGAAGTGCAATCTCATTAAAATAGCGTAACTATGGCAGCAATACAATTAAGAGAGAGCGATATGTGCAGAGCTAAGAATCTCAATCGCAAAAACGGTTACGGCTTGGATATCAAACAAATGATGCGCCTTATAAGCAATCATAAAAAAGGTGATGCGTACAAGCGTGCTTTGATAGAGTTTCGCTTGACTGATATAAACTTTCATCGTGAAGTCGAAATGCTGATGAACGGCAAGTATGACGAATTGAAAGAAGAAGTAAAACAGTGGTAAGCAAAGAGCGCACCACCTTCACAGGCAATGCGCTCAAAATAGTATAAACACATAATGCGATTATGCGCACTATGAATTTAGTTGCAAAGATAGTATAAACACATAAGATATAACGAATATGAAAACAGAAGAATTAGTAATTGACATGAATAACCTTTATGTACAAGGATTAATAAAAGTGATTAACGACTTCATGCTCGAAGAGGCAAGCGGTTGTATTTTTACAGAAGACCGTTTGAAAAGCAATATTGAGAAGCTGAAAGACGTATTTCCAGAAGAACGCAAACGGATGGTAATAGCCGGACATGCACCAATGTTCTCGTCACCGACTTCGGGCTTGTACAAGCTAATATTTAAAAACTAAACTAACACGATTATCCAAAGGCAGCCTTCGCACGACTTTAGGGGCTGCCTTATAAATTCCATAGTTATGAATCTCAAAGCAAGACCGCCGCCTTTAAGGCTATTCAATGAGAATCTGAGAACATAGTCATTAATTAAAACAGCAAGAAATGAGTAAACGATTTGCTATTGCCGTTTTACCCAAAGAGAAGCAACAGGGGAGGTAAAGTACGGTTTAAAGATTGAAAAGCCCTCTGCATTGGGCAATGTGTATGGGTTGACCGAAGAAGAACTGAAAGAACTTCGTGGATTGATAGACAATGTATTGACTAAATGATTATGAAACAGATAAAAATCAGACCACCGCCAAAAACTTTACGACAATGAAACGATTGTCGTGTTATGGTAAAATAAAAACTCTGCTCTCACACGATTATATGATAAGTTTGCAATGAATTTACAACAATAGCCTGATTGTTGTAACTGTGCACGATACATTTTAGGTTGTACAATCGGCTAATGGTAAGTTTGCAAACAGAAATAACTGACGCGTTTCGTGACTGTGGCGTGTGAAGAAATATTAGAGCATTTCTTTTAAGAGGTAAACAGTCACAATAGACCTTTTTTGAGATTTGCTCTTTTCTTTTGGTAAGAGTTAGGATTTACCAAAAGCTAATATGCCAGGCGTGGCAGGTTCAGCAGAAGCGAGTAATGGCGTAACGGGGTTCGATTCCCCATCTGCAACAAATTCAGTCAAAATAAAATCCCCGAAAGCGGAAGTGACTGAGCCGCCAACGGGGATAATAATAACGTTTAATACTGCAAATGTATGGAAGAAAATGCAGAAAGGCAAGTTTTTAATTACAAGAATGTACCAATTACTATAATTCGATATAATGGAAAGCCCTATGTTGATTGTAGAAACATTGGCAGATTACTTAAAAGGTGTATTTCAGGGTGGGTAAAAGGAAATAGAAATCAAATCGCTATCTATTGTAATGGCAATGGGATAAAAGTAAATAAGGCTATTATAACTAATCGGTGGCTTTTAGAAGATATTGCCCTGATGTATGCTAAGTCCATTAGTAATGACTTCTTTGAAGCCATGAAACAAGCAATCAACAAGTTTAATGTAAGTTCAACTATAAATGATAAACCTATGAATCAATTAACAAAATCAAGTACGAATGAAGAAATCAAAGCATATTTCAATGCTATTTTAAAGTTAGCGAAAGCGAGTGATAAATATCCGGTTAATTTGGATGAAGTTTGGATGCTTATTTATGAACGAAAAGATAGTGCAGTTAAAGCACTTGTTCGTGACTTTATTGAGAATGAAGATTACAAGCTGCTCCACCGAAAAGCGGAGCAGGTATCGGGGGCTAAATATGTGGATGATTACTATCTTACTGTTTCGTGCCTTGAATACTTTATCGTCAAAAAAGTACGTCCAGTCTTTGAAGTGTATCGTAAAGTTTTTCATAAGGCTGCCGAACATATAAAGCTACTGAAAGAGCCAACCATTAAAGATAAGATAGCGGTGGCCGATTGGCTAACTGGCTTTCTTAATCTGAACGAAAGCAGCAAACTGGCTTTAGCAAAAACTATTGCAGAACCTCTTGGTTTGCCTACACCCGATTATACACCATCAAAAGGTATTCTAAAATCAGCTGGCGAACTTCTGAAAGAAAATGAGTGTCCCATCAGTGCACAAGTATTCAATCAGAAAATGATTGAGAAAGGTTATATGGTAGAGCTTACCCGTCCATCAAGTAAAGGTGGTGTGAAGAAATTTAAATCAATAATAGGTGACGGGGTGAATTTTGGCGAAAACCAAGTAAATCCCAACAATCCTAAAATGTAATAGTCAAGACTTGTTCTGACATTTGTTTTACTATCGGACAAAAAAACTGTCAGATGTTTGTTGCGAAGTT